CAGTAGGCGGAAGCCTTGGCAGTATCACAGCAGGCGAGGCGTATGATATGACGCACGTGCATGCTGTGGGGATGGAACGATTAGTCACATCAAATGATCAGAAGCTTGTGAGTTCTGGTCTATGCGCAAATTCAGCAACCTTTATCATGCAGCAAGAGGTACGCGATTTCTATGCTCACAAAATAGAAGTGCCCGCAAACCCGGCGCTACAGTTGCTAGACGTGGTAGAGACCAAGGACACTGGTAGCCAGAGCACTGGGGTGGACAATACGTCTCGCATCCTCAAGCAGGAAGTAGTCTTTGACGCGCAGAAAGCGGAATATGTTCAGGAAATTTTTCTAGAGGGATTATAAGGAGTCAGACATGTGGTTTATCATTGGATCATCAATTACATTATTAGTCGTTATTCTTACTGGTTTCTTATGGTTAGTCAACTTTATATTTGTAAAAATTCCTCAACAGCAAACAATGATGCTTGAGATATTTGCTATCATGGCTGTAAAGAAGACAGAGCAGCAATATCCTCTATTTGAAGAGGAACAAAAACACTTCGTAGCCATTGAAAATATTAGAGAGATATTTGAAGAATCTGATACTATGATGCCAGGAGATATAGCAATTGATACGGCCATTCGATCGGCAATATATACCGTCTGGAAAGAACAGGAGTTACTAGGACTAAGCAGGCTCAAGGAAGAGCTTGATCAGAAGGCAGAAGCTATGGAGATCACACAACATCTTAAGGCTGTAAAAAAGATGCAGGATACTGTTAGTTTAGACAGAATAATTGGAGTATTATAATGGCACTAACAGAAGCATTAATGTGTATAACAGCCGTGATAACAATATGGGCATCACCGTTTATAATAGCGCGTGCCTTCACGATGATAAACAAGTTAGAGCAGAGACTGCCGCCAGCACAAAGAGAAGCGCTCGACTACTTTGCTGAGAAGGCAGTGAAAAAGGTTGAACAGACTAGCAAAGGGGTTGGCAATCAGAAAAAGGATGCAGCGGTCACACTCATTTACTCATTCTTTGATGAACTTAAACCTACAATTCCTATTCCTGGCTATGCACTTATTGAGGCAGCTATCGAGACTTGCGTATGGGAGATAAACAAGAGCAAGATACCGGATGAGTTCTTTGACGGAGACAAACGGACCATAAACACTGGACCGATCAAGCCAGTACAGCCACAGCCACCAGATCCAGGAGGCACACCAGCATGATCGAGCGTATTAGAGAGCTATCGGATGACCAGATTGATAGCCTGAAGAAGTTGGGGCAAGACGCACTCACAGCTATAAGCCCCCCGATTGCAGCAATGGTCTATAGCAGTGATTCCAATCAGCTACAAGCGCTGCAGAATATCGGCCCGGATGCACTCGGAGCAATATCTCCCCATCTGGCGGATATGCTATACGGGGATGCAGGCAACACTGATCAGGGAGTAGGGCAGCCTGCTGGAAATTTCGAGAAAGGACTTGGGCGATATCCAGGACAGCCACCTATAATATTGCCGCCATTTCCACAGCCACCTGGAGATGATAGCGGAGATGATGAGGGCGGCCAGGGAAACGAACCACCTGGAGATGATGAGACGCCACAGGATTATGTGAGTTGGTGGGCGATGGATGATGCTTGTCAAACATGCTTAGACAATGTGGATGACGCGCCCAGACCATATGGCGTGCCTTTTTCATCTGGAGATGTTTCACCACCCGCTCACGACCATTGCAGGTGCGAGTTGGTGAACGGAATCCGTGGAGCTTGCCCAATTCATGGTTATGGTGGAAGGCGAGTGTTTGAGTTAAGCTCAAGATATTGAGAATGATTATCATGTGAGGATAGGAGGGTAGCAGATGTCTTACACACTTAGCAATATGGAAACATATGTATTGCGTGATTTGTTCGATACCGGAAATGCACGATGGGTAACCGCAGATGTAGATAGAGCACTTGATAAAGCTATAGATCGGTATTCGATGTACTACCCAAATGTTGTGTTCATAGATATGCAAGCACAGCCCTACCAGAGAACCTATCCCTATCCTACATCATGGAATGCTAGCTATCCAGTGATGTGGATTGAGAAGGTGTTATTTCCGCTACAGGTCTACGGGAGCCAGTTCGCAGCGCCAACCACAGCACCCAGCGCAGCAAGGGCAGCGGGAAGCGGGCTACGCAGTGGAGTATACCAATACCTCGTTACTTACCTGACGCAGGGCGGAGAAACAACCGCTGGACCATCGGTAAGTGTGACAACGACTGGAGGGAACGACCAGGTCGCACTGACAAATATACCAATTGCTCCCAACTCAACAATCTTACCAGGGATAGCCACTAACAACCCGATAGGCAGGAACATCTATAGGACGCAGGTCGGAGGCAGCATATTCTATCTGTTGACGGCGATCGGAGACAATACAACCACCACATATACCGATACTGTGGCCGACGCCAGTCTTTTTACCAATGCAACGCAGCCAACCGTGAATACATCGGGTGTGATGTGCTGGCCAATCATCGAAAAGGACTTCAGCGAATATTCGAACCTGTATGACTCGAACACAGCCCTCGCTGCAGGCGGGAACCAGGGCGCGATGGGAGCTGTAGGCAGTGATAGCGGCGGGCCGTTAGGACTCAACTCGCCGTCGTTCACTCTCAATCTCTCATCGGTTGAACTGCCGAAAGATAGCACGTTGGCCATGCGAGTCTTCTACGCAACCAAGCACCAGCTTGACTCGAATGGGTCGACGTTCCCAGAGATACACAGGGACATCATAACGCTTGGAGCTTGTGCGTATGCGGTAGAAGCATACTTAACGCCCAGTTTGGACGACTTCGATTTTCAGGACGGAGGCTTAAGGGACCGTGTTGACGACACCAAGGTGCCCGAGCACTGGATGGCGTGGGCGAAGGTCAAAATGGATCAATTCGAGTCTAGATTAAACGAAATCAAACAACAAAGAGACTTCGCCGCTAGCTCTAGAGCTCACTGGGGCGACATACCCTACAGATACTCAAGATTATAGATTGGAGGTGTAGCATGCAACAATTGCAGAATACCTATGTCCTTTGCAGCATAATATATATAGTGCTCACTATTATATCAATGCTCGGTGGTATCCATGTATTCAAGAAAGAGGTTATTAAGGCTACAGCAGAAATACAAAAGTTCACAACAGAAACACAGAACCACGCTATCAATGCCATGGAGCAAGAGTTAACATTACTCAGAAGTAGAATGAGCGATATAGAGACTGATAACAAGAAGCTCGATCAGATCATTCTTACAATATGTGAAGCAATGAAGCGACGTGGATTAGAAATAACTGTTGACAGAAATACTGTAAGTATATTGGATAGCAAAGACAATAATACAAATATCGTGAGGATCACGGGGGTGTAGAGTGGCGACTATAGGCATAGACTGCGAGGTAGTGATAGATGGGAATCCTTTCTTTATTGTCCCTGAGTCCTACATCATCAAACAGCCACGTGTATCTAAGGCGACATATAGAGCAGATGACACACTCAGCTATGTAGACCTTGGCCCAGGTAAGCGCGAATTCGCAATGACAGTGCTTGCCAAGAATAATTTAAGCAAATACGACGGCACGGACACGGGTGTTACTGGGCAGACTTACCGCGACAATCTAAGAAGTAGCTATACCAGCAATATAGCCACAACGATTGTATTTAAAGATCCCACCAATACAAGTATAAATACTTACTTCAAGAATTATGAAGAAAAGATACTCGACTTGAAGTCGCAAATAATAGCGCTATCCACGGGCGGAAGCCTAGCAGCCTCTTACGAAATCGCCATAGTCCTTCTTGAAGCTTGAGCTAGCTTATTAGGCTAGCTCATTTAAAGTCATGACTGAGAGTACTTCTCATGATAGGCCAGCAGACTAAGAATAATCTCTGGGTCTTCTCTCAGAAAACCATAAGACGCATTACAGCCATGGCAGAGAAGACCTCTCACTTGTCCAGTATCATGGTTATGATCAACACCAAGAGGCTTAATATTGCCAAATCTATCACGACCCGTTTCTGAAAGATGGCATACTGCACACACACCGCCTTGAGATTCTAGCATCTGATCATACTGATAAGGAGTTATACCGTACTTAGACCGCAATATACGATTCCTATGATAATCTGAATCATAACAAATACATGACTTGCATTCATATCTAAGACCATCTTTATTCCTACTAGCAGCAAAGAAATCGCTAAGAGGAAGTAAAAGATTACATCTCGAACACCGCTTATAGCCATCTGGAGGAAGATCCTTGACCTTAGGTATATACCTTGCACGATTATAAGCATTACGACAGTCATTACACTGAGATCGATATCCAGGCTTGCCGCTCGGCCTTGGATCAAAACTATCAATACTTTTAATCTCATGGCACTTGGTGCAATACTTAGAAGAAGAAGATATATTAGGATCATGAGACAATTCCCATTTCTCAGTATTACGACATTGCTTACACTGAGCACGGTGACCGTCTTTACTTCTTTTCCATTTATGGAACTGATCAAGATCTTTTATTTCCCCACACTTTACACACTGCTTTTGAGAAGGCTCTTGAACCAGATAAAGCGTTGGAAACTCTACAGGAACATCGATCAATGCATCGAAATCGAACAAGGTTTGTGCTATACTATCAGACATAACGGGGGTCTCACTTTCGTTATAACCGTCCCCTAGCTGGTTACAACAGCTAGGGGACAAACAATATTTAGATGTATATATTATAGCAGAGTTTGAACTAATGTGCAATAGTAAATGGTATAATATCTATAATAATAAATTTCTTGTATAATAAATAGAAGCATGAAAACATAATTTTATTGGAGGCATAAGTGAGGTGGCTGCGGAAAGTTATCTTATCCAGATTGCACAAGTTAGAGATGCCTGCTATCAAACTGCCAAGATTGCAAGGTATCAAGTTCAGAGATAAGCTATGGAAGGAAGGCTTTACCAGCTCGGCAGAGACTGAGATGATACCAGCGATCAATAGTGATGAGACGGAGCATGGTCCGGTCTATAGTGAGGAAAGATTGATAGTGAGGACATTTAGATCAGTGAAATAATCAATCTCTTTGCCGATATAGAATTTATAGGGAGGTAATTATGTCTACCAACGGGAAAGATCAACCAGGAGATTGGATGGAGACATGCGCAACCGATGTCCATGATGGAGGGATCGGAGTAAAAGACGCATCCAGACCGATCATAGAAGCTCTAAACAGAGGAGAAGCTGTAAAACCGGAAGATTTGGAAGAGATACAGCAAGCAATAAATGAGTTAGAAAATGGGTTATACAGCCTGAAAGAAGAATTAGGAACCCTAAACAATCAGAAGAGCAATGAAACGCGCTAATATAGGATGGTTCGCAGAAAATGTTTTAAGAAAGCCCTTGTATCCCTTCCAGATTGAAATAGGCAATGCTATCCTCAACTCTGTGTTAAACAACCTCGGTCTCTGCTTCACGGTCATGGTCAGCCGACAGAGCGGTAAGAATCAGACCAGCGCAGCTATAGAGAGTTACTTACTGTGCTGCATGGAAGAAGGCACTATCGTCAAGTGCGCACCCACCTGGAAACCGCAAATCGTGAATAGCCGCTTACGCCTCTTATCAATGATGGAAAATGACTTCACGTCTGATAGAGTATTTAAGTCATACGGATACATGATCGGGCTAGCGCCATCGCCGCCGCAACGAAGAGATCAGGTAGGGCCAAGGATCATGTTTTTTAGTGCGGCAGAAGACGCACAGGTTGTTGGTGCTACGGCCAGTCTTTTGCTTGAGGTAGACGAAGCCCAAGATGTAAGCTCACAGAAGTTCGACAGGGACTTTAGGCCAATGGCAAGCACCACAAATGCTACCACCGTTTTATATGGGACCGCTTGGAGCGACGATACCCTACTAGCCATGACCAGGGCTCACAATCTAGAACTCGAGCAACAAGACGGCATCAAGCACCACTTTGAATATACATGGCGAGAGTTAGCATCAATCAATCCCAACTATCGCAAGTTTGTGGAGGCAGAGATAGCACGGCTCGGGCCTGAGCATCTGACAATTCGTACCCAATACGAGTTACAGCCGATTAGTGGTGCAGGGTTCCTGCTCAATGAGTTGCAAAGGCATATGATCAGGGGCAGCCATGCTTGGCAATGGGAACCAGAAGATGAGGACTATATTATTGCTGGAATTGACATTGGGGGTGAAGAGGAACGAACCAAACCAGGGGAAGAGATGAAGTCGAATAAGAGAGATTCGACAGTCATAACCATAGCCAGGGTAGGTTATAATGATCTATCATTACCAGCAATAGAGGTAGTTCATCAGTATTGGTGGACAGGCATGAAGTTCCCTGAGCAGTATGCAATGATCGTAGAATTGTGTGGAGTATGGGGAATCAGACGACTCGTTGTGGACCGCACCGGCCTTGGAAATATGATGGCGAGCATGCTGCAAGCTAAAATGGGTGAGGATCGAGTCATACCATTCAACTTCTCTCGGCCGTCGAAAAGCGCTCTCACCTATGATTTCCTCGCGCTCGTCAACTCAGGGAGACTCAAGATCTACGCGCCAGATGAGGCACCCAGCGAGATCTACGAGGAATGCATGAAGCAACTCAAGCTCGCGCGGTATACGATCCCAGGTGAGGGACTTTTGAGCATGCATGTGCAACCTCATGAGGGACATGATGATTTTCTGATCAGTGTAGCCCTTTGTTGTGAGGCGATAAAGGAGTTCACACAGCCTGCAGTAGAGGCCCAGGTGATCAAACCGCGTGCCTTGTATCAGGATGGGAATTACTAGGGACGATTGCGAGAGGCGGAGTGGTGGACTCGCTGAGCACGGCCACTCGCATGGCTCTAGAGGATGGTTAAGATCATATCACCGATATCGACAATATGATAAAAGGAGCACAGAATGCAATCAAAAAGAGCCCCTCGCAAAATGGCAAATGGGACCGCTTGCCAAGCGTATCGAAATATGGTACTGTAGGGATGATTTGAGACCTGCTTGCAGGATTGAAACCCCAAGTCGTCGTTGAGTCACTTTTGTATTGTAACGTAGGGATGATTTGAGACCTGCTTGCAGGATTGAAACATTTGTTGGCTTTACTAGCGACTGTATTCCTTTCTAGTAGGGATGATTTGAGACCTGCTTGCAGGATTGAAACGTCTAG